GCGTTACTGACTTGCTTGGTAAGAAGATGACCAAATTAAATAGTGCAATGGACATCATGGAGAAAGCGATGGGCAGTAATTACAAGTCAACAAGCGAACTTCAAGCTGAGGAGATTCAAGCGTTGCTATGTGCGTTTCTAGGGGAAAGTCCTAATGGAAATCACATCACAATCGACACACTTAAATGTAAAAAGGTACTTGACAAATACAACGAAGCTGATAGGATTCGGGTCAAGAAGTTAGAAGAAGTCGGTCGGTTTTTCAGCAATCCTTTCTACATGATTGGTGCAGATCAATACGGTCACTTCATAGTTGGCAAAGTCAAAATCGTAGGGGACAAACAGTATGAAATCGTCGAGCAATTCAAACGATACAAAGACATCACCGAGCGTGATGATCTCATCCCTGTGATGACCATGACCAAGCTTGCACATGAAGGTAAAGGGTATAGGTTGCAGAACGGCTACATCCCCGCACAGGATATGTATGACGAGAACCTTGATGCGGTGTTCTTCTACGAGAGACAAGCCACACACTACGACTACATTTGGATGGCTACCCCATGCTGAATGACCTCGCCCCAGTCGTGCATCCATATAACTGGGACTTAGTGCGAGTCCCTGTTCGTCGCATAGAAGATCACTATGTCGTTTATGTTGCTGATGGATACGCAAGACGGTATGACGAGGACACATTGCCTGATGAGTTGAAGACCAAGATGGCAATGATTCTTGCAACTGAACACACAGTGATACCCGACCACAAACTTCAACGATTAGATCTGTACAGCAACACACAGTCGATCGAGCTTGACGAGATCGGATGGAGAGCATCCGAGTCTTACTACTGCATGGTGCTGACACGCCCAACCTTGGCGCTGATGAAAGGAGAGAACAATGGCTAACACACCCGAGGGCAAGGTCAAGGAAAAGATTAAGAAGATGCTTAATACACACGACTGCTATGTCACGATGCCGATTGGCACAGGGTTCGGTTGTGCGGGTGTGCCTGACTATCTTGTATGTATCAACGGACACTTCCTTGGTATCGAAGCCAAAGCGGGTAAGAACAAACCCACTGCTCTACAAGATCAACACATGACCAACATTCGTAGGTTCGGGGGCTACACCATAGTGGTGAACGAGGATAACTTTGATGAGTTGGAGAAACTATTGAAGGACTTATCGTGAAAGTATTTTGGTGGACAGTCCTAGCGGTAAATATGTTGGCGGCTTTATGCACTGGACTAGTCACGCTTGGTTGGTGGCTTGCGTCAGCCTTACCAAGGAGTTTTTAAATGGATGAACAAGACCGAAGTAATTTGCGTGATCTTCACGCAGGATTTGCAATGATGGGTTTATTGATTAGGGGAGAACATCCTCCAACGATACCTACCCTTGCATACGAACTTGCAGATGCAATGCAAGAGGCACGAGACCTGCATGGGGCAGGAATCGTATCAGTGAAACGAAGGAAAAAGGAGAAGTCAGATGACTAATACAAAGAGAGTCAAGAGTCTGTTAAACAAGAATCCTGACATGAGAGTCGATGATGTGATGAAGTTACTTGGCGTGTCTAAACCATACGCACATAACTTACTGTCGATCTGTCGCAGACGCCTGAGTATTGTCAGGTGTAAAGATGGTGTTTACAGGGTCAAGAAGATGAGTAGCAATCCATCCTCGCGTGGAACGCTAAATAAAGTACCAAACATCGTGCAGGAACATTTCCATATCACGATGGTAGAAGACCCAGTGAATCAACCCTCACATTACAAGGTGGGTGGCATCGAGACTATCGACTTCATCGAGTCGAAAGAACTTGGCTACAACCTTGGCAATGTGGTGAAGTACATCACACGATCAGACCACAAGGGCAACAAGCTACAAGACTTGCAGAAGGCTCAGTGGTATCTCAACAGAGAGATCGCTAACACACAATCCTAATTCGTAAGGCATGGTTCGCCATGCCTTTTTTTGTGACTATTGAATTTGCTATTTGAAACCAGTTATTTAAGGAGAGCGATGATGCTGACTGGATTAGAAATTTTGCTTGCGCGAATGAAGACCCACCCCGAGGAGTTTCTCAAGGAAGATGGGCGAGTGCCTTATGACGGAGAAACTTTTGGGGGGAAGTGGTCAGACTTGCTTGACTACGCATGGCGTATTGCGGATAAGGACGAGCGAGACGCCCTTGATGTGGCGCGTAAAGAGTTCTATCGTGATGACTTTAACGAGCGAGTGATGAAGCGTCTTGCTGGCGAGGAAGAACCACCACGAGTTGAGATAGATTTGGCATTGAGAGCAAGTCAACGCCAAAAGATGGCGCAACAACAGCAAATGTTGCAAAACTCATTACTCCTTAGCAGTGGCGGTACTGGCGTGATACAGGGCGGTCAATACGACCCGAACACACATGGGTATGCAACTCTCACAGGCGGTTTCCAAGCGGCAGAAACCAAGCAAGAGGGTACAAGCTTTTGGGGTGGTTTATTGGGGGCTAAGAAATGATTGAACCAATACAAACATTCTTTGGCAAGATACGTGGACTGCGTGGTGATCGTCAAGCGATCATCAACCAAACGATGATGTGGAGATGCACTGTGTGCGGAAATATTTTTAAAACAAAGGAAGAGGGAGATTTGCATGGAGTGTCCTCACTGCGGTGCGTGGAGTCTAGTGAAAGAAACAAGATCGTCCCCCACAAGATACAGGCGTAGGCGGGAGTGTGCAAATGAACACAGCTTCACAACCGAAGAAGTCGTCGTCCCACAAGAGCGGATCAAAGCAGAAAACACAGACCGTATCCAGTCTCATAGAAAGAAATATGTGGAATCCGTTCGATCGCGTAGACCCAAAAGTGCTTGAGCAACTCCACAAGAAACATGAAACAACGGCACGCAGGTTTATGCTAGATGACATTGAGGACGCACCTATATGAGTTTCATAACTCTTGACTTTGAGACCTACTACGCCAAGGGCTTGGGCTTCAAAACCCAAACGACCGAGGAGTATGTTAGAGACCGCCGCTTTGAAGTGATCGGCGTGGGCGTAAAGATCGACGACCTAGCAACCACATGGTTCTCAGGAACGAAGGATGAGATCAAAGAACATCTACTGAAGATTGACTGGGATGATTCGGCCTTGCTGTGTCACAACACCTTGTTCGACGGATGTATCTTGGCATGGCACTTTGGAATTAATCCGACATTCTTGTTTGACACCCTATGTATGGCGAGAGCGATACATGGCGTGGATGCGGGTGGCTCACTCAAGGCGTTGGCTATCCGCTATGGGATTGGTGAGAAAGGCGATGAGGTAATACACGCGGAGGGTAAGAAACGCCTTGACTTCAGTGAAGAAGAACTTCAGCGATACGGTGATTATTGTAAGAACGATGTCGAGCTTACCTTTAAGCTATTCAAAATATTGTCGAGCGCGTTTCCGTACAACGAGTTGAAGTTGATCGACATGACATTGCGGATGTTTACTCAGCCTTTGTTTCATGTGGACGATGCTTTGCTTCAAGAACGCCTCATTGACCTGCAAGAAGAGAAGATGGAGCTACTCCACACTTTGATGGATAGGCTTCAGTGCAAGGACGAGGAAGAGGTTCGCAAGAAGCTGGCGAGTAACAAGCAGTTCGCCGCTGTGTTGGAGGGGCTTGGCGTTGAAGTACCCATGAAGGTAAGTCCACGGACAGGAAAGGATACGTATGCACTGGCTAAAAACGATGAGGGGTTTTTGGCTCTCACTGAGCATGAGGACGAATTCGTGCAACACCTTTGTGCAGTACGCCTTGGAACGATGTCCACCTTGGAGGAATCTCGTATCCAACGATTCATTGATATTGGAAAGCGCAACAAGGGACGACTCCCCATACCTCTCAAGTATTACGGCGCACACACGGGCAGATGGGCTGGCTCTGATAAGGTCAATTTCCAGAATTTGCCTAGTCGAGATAAGAAGAAAAAGACCCTCAAGAATGCAGTTATCCCGCCCGACGACTTTGTTGTTATCAACTGTGACTCGTCGCAGATCGAGGCGCGTGTCTTGGTATGGCTTGCTGGACAGGAGGACGTCACTCAACAGTTTGCGAATGGAGAGGATGTCTACTCTGCGTTCGCGTCCAAGATATATGAACGACCCATTAGCAAAGAGAATCCTGTGGAACGCTTCGTTGGAAAGACCTGTGTTCTGGGTCTAGGCTACGGCACTGGCGCGTTAAAACTTCAGCACACGCTCAAGACAAGTCCCCCCGGCGCTGTGGTTTCAGAGGCAGAAGCCAAGAGTTATGTTGATACATACCGAGATGCCAACGACAAAGTCATTCAGCTTTGGCGGGATGGCGACAAGGTCATCGCTGACCTTGCCTACTGGGGCAACACCAAACCCTACACCTACGGCAAACACAAATGCTTGAAGGTCACCAAGGAAGGGATAACCCTACCTAACGGACTGATGATTCGCTATCCCGAACTTAAGAAGGATACTGAAGAATCTAAAACGCGATACACCTACAAGTCGCGTAAAGGGCCTGTTTCCATATGGGGCGGATCGCTAGTTGAAAACGTAGTTCAAGCATTGGCAAGGATTGTCGTAGGCGAGCAGATGCTCAAGATACAAGAGCGATACCGCGTTGCTTTAACAGTTCATGATGCGGCTGTCATCTTAGTTCCTGAGTCGGAGAAGGATGAGGCTCTTGCATATATCGTCGAGTGCATGTCTGTACCACCCGACTGGGCTAGGGGTTTACCCGTGGCTTGCGAGGCGAAGTGGGGATACAGCTATGGCGAATGTTAAAATAAGTAAAGAAGGAGTTAACATATGGAATCCCACGAAGATGAAGCGTTCAACGAAATTGAACGAAAAGCCAAGCAACGCATGGAGTCGGTGAGAGTGACAATGCGTGGAGTAGAAGATGATGATATTCAAGAATACAAGAAGCCATGGGTAGGGCTAACGGAGCAAGAGAAAGGTGCAATCATGGAGAATTTAAACGCTTATGGCAAAAATCTTTATGAATTTGCCCAAGCCATTGAAGCCAAACTCAAGGAGAAGAACACATGAGCTACACATGGTCGTTCTCATCGTTTAAGCAGTACGTCAACTGTCCCAAGCAGTACCAAGAGATCAAGGTGCTGAAGCGTTTCTTTGTGAAGCCAACGCAGGAGATGACCTACGGCAACGAGGTACACAAGGCGCTTGAGCATTACGTCAAGGACGGCACTCCGCTTGCCAAGAACTACGAACGGTTCAAGGCGCTGATGGACACTCTGATGGAGATTGATGGTGAGAAACATCCAGAACTGAGAATGGCTCTTGATCGGGATGGCAACGCCTGTGAATATGGTAAGGGATACTGGGTGCGAGGTATCGTGGACTTGCTTATAACGGAGGGCGATCTTGCCCACATCCTCGACTACAAGACTGGCAGTAGCAAGTACCCTGATACAAAACAGTTAAAGCTGATGGCGCTGATGACGTTTGCCAAGTTCCCACAGATTAACCGAGTCAAAGCTGGTCTGCTGTTCGTGATGCACGATGCGTTCACAACTGAAGAATACACCCGAGATCAGATTTCAGCGTTGTGGGATGCGTTCAAGCCTGACCTGATGCGTATGGATGCTTCCTATAACACCGATGTCTGGAACCCCAACCCGACACCGCTATGTGGCTGGTGTCCTGTAACGACATGTGACTTCTACAAGGAAAGACGATGATTGAGCAAGTAATTGATTACGCCCACCCAATGATGATGGTTGAAAAAGCTATGAAGAAAGCTCATGACTATTTACTGGATGAGGATTACATTTTGGCATTAGATCAAATAAACTTAGCCATTGTGGAGGCGCGGCTTGCCCGAGTTTCCATCATTCACATCATGGAGAAACAAGATGCCATACGTAACCAAACCTCGTCCGTATAAAAAAGAATATGAACAACAACAAGCTCGTGGAGAAAACGATAACCGAATGGAGCGCCAACGCGCCCGAAGAAAGCTTGACGCAGAAGGTGTTAGCCGCAAAGGAAAAGATGTTGCACACGTCAAGGCTCTATCTAAAGGTGGGTCAAACAAAGACGGAATCCGACTTGAAGCGCCCAGCAAGAACAGATCGTTCGCAAGAAAGTCTAGTGGCGCAATGAAGTAATTGTCATCGCGTTAAGGCATGGGTGTGCGGTGGCGGGGGATTAGTTGTCCCCCTCTTAACTATGTCAGTCAAGCGGTGTTTTGAGTACTCCCCCTCTCCTTTCACACGACAGGTTTGACCGACTGACCCCCGTAAGGGGTCACGTTAAAACTCAGTAAAGGTCAGTATGGAAGTCATTGAAAAGACAGCGGTACGAATGATTGTGCCGTCAAATGAATTGCGTTACTTGGTCGGGCACATAGAGAAGTGCGAGGTACTAAGAGACGATGGTGAATCAGCAGAGGTATTGATCTATTGGGGCATTGAAGAGATGCAACGCCTCGTCAGGGTGTATGGAGAAGCTCCTTCACCAATGCCAGACAAATACGACTGGCCTGGAATGTATACGCCGTTCGTCCATCAGAAAACTACTGCCTCATACCTTGCGTTACGTGACCGGTGCTTCTGTTTTAACGAAGCTGGTACGGGCAAGACTTCATCTGTGATCTGGGCGGCAGACTATCTTATGGCTCAGAAGCAGATCAAGCGGGTGCTGGTCATATGCCCGCTGTCCATCATGTACTCGGCTTGGCAGGCTGACATCTTCAAAACAGCCATGCACAGAACCGTTGCGGTAGCGTACGGAGATGCCAGCAAGCGCAAGAAGATTATTAATGGAGAGTACGAATTTGTCATCATCAACTTTGATGGAGTGGGAATTGTTGCGGATGATATAAGTAAAGTAGGGTTTGACCTAATTGTTATTGACGAAGCGAACGCATATAAAACGGTATCTACAAAACGCTGGAAGACCTTGGCTAAGCTCATCACTCCCTCAACCAAACTTTGGATGCTCACAGGCACACCCGCCTCGCAGTCTCCACTGGATGCGTTTGGCTTGGCGAAGCTGGTCAATCCCGCTGGCGTACCCAAGTACGTAACGGCATGGCGCGATAGAGTGATGATGGCGGTATCTAAATTCAAATGGGTTCCAAAATCAACTGCTCAGTCTGATGTGTTTAACGCTTTGCAACCCGCCATTCGGTTTGAGAAAGCAGACTGTCTTGATCTCCCCGAGGTGGTGTATCAGACAAGGGAAGTACCACTGACGCATCAGGTTACCAAATACTACAACTGGCTAAAGAATCAACTGCTGATCGAAGCGGCGGGGGAGCAAGTCAGCGCAGTTAACGCCGCAGCGAAGCTAAGCAAGCTGTTGCAAATATCGGGTGGGGCAGTCTATACCGATACCAAAGAGGTCGTGGAGTTTGATGTTTCACCACGCCTTAACGCCTTGATGGAGGTGCTGGAGGAGACGATACACAAGGTAATTGTGTTTGTGCCATACACGCACACCATCGAGTTAGTTTCAAAACATCTTAGTAAAGAAGGAGTTATCAGTGAAGTAATCAATGGAGCAGTATCAGCAAAGGAGCGTTCGGACATCATCAACAGATTCCAAACGCAAAAAGATCCACGAGTATTAGTTATTCAACCTCAAGCCGCATCGCATGGCGTGACATTGACTGCCGCCGACACAGTAGTGTTTTGGTCTCCAGTCATGTCTGTGGAAACGTATTTGCAGTGCATTGCGCGTATTGATCGTGTCGGGCAGAAGAACAGTATGACAGTCGTCCATCTACAAGGATCGGAAGCTGAACGTAAGGTGTATCAGATGCTTCAAGGCAAGGTGAATATGCACGAAAGCTTGGTTGAGTTGTACAAACAGGAGTTGGGACTATGACAGAAGTCGAAGAAATTGAGGAAACAAAACTCGATGAATTAGTCAAAGTATACTTGACAATTCGTTCAGCCCGTGAGAAGATGAAGGCTGAGTGGGAAGTCCAAGATAAGGCGCTTGAGGGTGAGATGAAAGTCCTTGAGCAGAATTTCATGGTGACCTGCAACGAGAGCAATGCCAAGAGCATCCGAACAAATAACGGCACAGTGATTCGCAAATTGAACGAACGCTACACCGTAGCTGATGGCGAAAGCTTCAGAAAGTTTGTGTTGGAGAACGAGGCGGTTGATTTGATGGAGGCACGTATCCATCAAGGCAACTTCAAAGAATTCATTAAGGAACGCAAAGACGAAGGTCTGCCGCCCGGAGTGAATGTGATGAGGGAATTTACGATCACAGTTCGTAAGCCCTCCGAGTAAACAGTTAATTTAGTAACAAGGAAAATCAAATGAGTACAGATCTCGCAACAATGTTCAGCGGCGCAATGACCCCCATCGAGGGCTTGGATGAAGAC